ATGCATCTAATACCTAAAAACGAACAGTTGCGTGGGCACTGTTCGTTTTTTTATATTCTCTACTTGTTTTCTCATAGAATCTTATCTAATTTTTCGATGGAAATCTCTTCCAAAAAATTGTACAATAAAACAGAACTGAAAATTTCAGAAATATAAACCTATCTTAAAAGGAGAGCTAAACATGCCAAAATTAGTTTTTTCTCGTCACGGTCTTAGTGAATGGAATGCATTGAACCAATTTACTGGTTGGGCTGATGTAAATCTAGCACCAGAAGGAATCGAAGAAGCAAAAGAAGGCGGACGCAAAATCAAAGAAGCTGGAATCGAATTTGATGTTGCTTACACTTCTGTTTTAACTCGTGCAATCAAAACATGTAACTTGATCTTAGAATATTCAGATCAACTTTGGGTACCACAAATCAAATCATGGCGCTTAAACGAACGTCACTATGGTAAATTACAAGGTTTGAACAAAAAAGAAACAGCTGAAAAATACGGCGACGAACAAGTACACATCTGGCGTCGTTCTTACGATACTCTTCCTCCATTAATGGAAGAAACTGACGAAGGTTCTGCAGCAAATGACCGTCGTTACGCAATGTTAGACAAACGCGATATTCCTGGTGGAGAAAACTTGAAAGTGACATTAGAACGCGCTTTGCCATTCTGGCAAGATGAAATTGCTCCAGCATTACTAGACAACAAAACTGTTTTAGTAGCTGCACATGGTAACTCATTACGCGCCCTAGCTAAACATATCGAAGGTATCTCTGACGAAGACATCATGGATCTTGAAATTCCAACAGGTCAACCACTTGTTTATGAATTAAATGATGACTTAACAGTTGCTAAAAAATACTACCTATAAAAAACACTATAAAAAAGGGAAAAAAAACCCGCCGATACCATGACTACTAGCGTAGAATCCGTCTTTTAGTTTCATCTTTCTGCCTCCCATTTACGATCATCATTTAATATCGAAATCCCAAACTTACGAATAGTCTCACTCGCATCAGCAACACACTGACTTACTACTTTATATGCTTCTTCTACTGAAACTCCGTATTCTTTTTCAAACTTTGCCTTTAGTACATTCAGTTCCTGTTTTCTTAGTTTTGCTACTCTGCGGTGTCTGGTGTTCATTCCGCTTCTCCCCATTCAATTGATATATATTCCGACTGTTCCTCCTCGATAAAATCAATAATCTCAATGCCGACGATATAGCTGGCAAGGTAACTCCATTCATCTTCAACTTCTAATACATCATCTTTGTCATTTTTAAGCGTCATCTTGAACCATTCATTGCCTTCATCATCTGCAGAAAGCAATCCGAATCTAATTGGATTATCTGTCAATGTTTGATCGTATAAATCATCCTCGTCTAGTGCTAAAACATCTAGTCCTTTACAATTTCCGCCTCTGCTAAACGTAATAAAGCCTTTGTAATCCCACTGTTGAAAAGAAACTTTAATAGTATGCGTGCCCCGTCGTATATTTGGATCATAGTTTTTCATTTGCTTTCCTCCAAGTCACTCAACTTCACGAATACACCATCTACCATTTTCCCTGTGCGCCCTTTGATTTCGTTGTATGCTTGGTTCAGACACTCGTACAAATCCATATCATTTTGCATAGCTAAAATAATCAAGGTTACTACTACGTCTCCAATTCCGTCTCTTAAACCATGTTCATCTTTTCTAGCTAGAGAAGCGGCAACTTCCCCAATCTCTTCGATCGTTTTTAACATTTGCTTGCTGGAATCAGCTTGATCCAATCCCTTATCTTTAGCCCACTGCTCTACTTTTGTGATTAGTTCGTCCATTATTCATTCTCCTTTATATATTTAAGTTGGATAATACAACTTGTAACAAATGAAGCTAATGTTAAAATTGTGCCGATTGGTGTTAAAAAACCGCTTTTTATCGTATTAATTAATATAGCTACAAATATCGTTATATAGAATAAAAAGTGAATTGACGCTAACATTAAATTAAACATCTAGTCCTCCTCGAAATACTCATTCAGTATCTCTCTATACTTTTCTACAAATTTGAAACGATCTTGATGAAGTTTCTTGCTCCAATTTGTTTGCCGATCCAGCTCACGCATCTGATCGAACCCTTTTTGAATTTCTTTGTAATAAAATTCGATGTTTGCAGCGGCTTTCCAATGCCTCGATGTTCGAACTCCTGATCCTGTTTCAGCCATTTCTAACTTAACTAATTCCGCTCGTTCTTTTGATTTTTTATCTTTCTGAATCTTCATCATGATTTTCTTGAGGATGATGTCACTGTATTGTGTAATGAGATCCATTATTTCTCCTCCACATACCTAAACTGTCGTCCTTTTGAATCAATCCATAAGCTCCTAGCTCTATCCCAGATAATGTTTTTGCTTAATCCAGTAATTTCAGATAACTGTTCAGCAGTACCTGTTACTAAAATTCGGTCATCATGCCAGATTGCAATTTTTCTCGGCGTTCTCCGTTTGGGCTTTTCAGTCCACATTGATTTACCGAGCTTTTGGACTTCTGCAACTATTTCTTTGTCTTCTTGCCAAGATTCTGACTTGGTTAATTCAGCAATTCTTTTCATTGCTGCTTTCTTATCCACGCTCATTCCTCCAATCGATGGATTTCCCTTCTTAAATTCTCTATGTGCAAATCGATTGCCTTTCTCGCCGTTTCATTGACCATCACTGCCTTTGTTCGTTCCAGATCGTCAATCTCACGCTGAAGGCTTCGAATACGCATTTGAATCACTTCTTCTGTTGTCATGATGATTCCTCCACGTATCTAAACGTTCTCTTCTTAGCGTCTGTGTAGCCACACCTTGCTCTTTTCCTCACGATTTTCTCGTGCAAGCCTGTGAGACTTGCTAACTGTTCAGCTGTCCCTATCACTAGAAGTTTGTCACCGTGCCAAATTGCGATTTTTCGTGGTCTTGGCTTGTTGCTCTTGTCTGCCCACATCGCTCTTCCAAGCCTCATCACTTCTGAAGCAGCTTCTTTGTCATTTTGCCAATCTTCTGAATAAGTCAATTCGATAATTCGCTGCATTGCCGCTTTCTTATCCATCCCGACATTCTCCTTTCAGTAATTTGAGTACTTGATCAAGTGCGCTCTCACGTCCGCCATGGAACGTGTTGAGCCACTTGTCTTCGTACGATACACTTTGTCTTAAAGCTTCTTGATGCATTAGTTCAATCTGTGCTGTAAATGTCTTTAGGTCCATCTGATTACACCTGCTCAAGTTCATTAAGATGTTTTTGCAAGCCTTTAACACAATCAACAAATAGTAATTTGGTATATGCTAAATTTCTTAATTGTGTTGTATCGATATAAAGTGCGAAATAGTATCTGAGCTTACTCCAACTCGAACGATCATTCTTAATTCCTTCAATTCCAGCTTCTTCGAGTTGATCATATACGTCTCTCAGGACGTCTAATTCCTCGCCCTTTTTATAATTCGCTATTTCATTAATTAGTTCTAGATAATCGATCTTCATTTTTCCACCTCTTAGAATGGTGCTTTTGATTGTCTATTAGCTCGTTCTAGCGCTTTTTTCTTGAGATAGGCTTCTTGGTCGATTGCCCATTCAGGAAGCTTCTCTCGTCTTCCTGTGCGCTTGTATCCACTGCTTGCGTTCTTAGGTTCACTTTTTTCTTTCCTTGCCCAACTTCGAATAGTTGCCAAATAGTTTTTATAAGTCTTACCAGATGATTCACAATACTCTGACAGTCGTTCGATTCGCTCTTGGTAATCATTAGGGAATTCTGTTTTGAGTTTCTCCATCTGCTCATCTGACAAAAGAACATTTTTATACTCTCCGTATTTATGACGGACGGGCTTAGCCTTCGATTTTTTCGAAGGCGGTAACTCTCTTATATATTCTTTTGTATTATTAAATGTATTATTAATAGATGTATTATTATCTTTGACTTTTTCGTCAATAGGGGTATTGCGTTTTTCGTCAATAGGGTATTGATTAATTCGTAGGTACCTATTGATTATTTGATTGGTACCCTCTTTGTAAATGATTTCCCGATTCAAGTATCCAAACTTAATCAAATCACTTACCCATCGCGATATGGTCTCTTTATTCACACCATATAAATCTGCAAAGTACTCATTGCCTGCCCAACAAAAGCCTCTTTCATTACACAAGGCCGTTATCTCTCCGTATAACAACTTAGTATTTGGTTTAAGTCTTTTGTCGTACCTTACGTTGGCTGGTATAATCGCATAATAACTTCGATGTTCTGTCATTTTTACCCTCCAATATTTAACTTTTTGATTGTTTTCTGGTTTAATTTGATCCCTTTGATTTGATATTTATTTTTGAAATTAATCACACCTATTTTGTGCTTCTCTGTGTGATGGATTCTGCAGAGTGCTGCAAATGTGTAACAAAGAACCCTAAAACACGCAAGAAATCAAAATTCAAAGTCGGTGACATGGTCCGCTGTGAAGCAGAAGAGTTCGTTTATCCGTTCAGAGGATACGTTAAAAAGATACTGTCAAACTCAGCAATCATTCGTATTGAAAATACAATGAAGTGTGATCGTTCGACTGCAAAACACAAGCATTATTTAGCTGTAGCGAGATTAGTTGACATGGAAGTAATCAAGAGCAAATAA